TTGTGTATCATAAAATTTTACTCCTACTACATTATTTAGTTGACAAAATTAACTGCTGAGTTTATAATATTACTAAATTAGGAGAATTATGTGAAAAGAGTAAACTATTTAAACAACAAAGACATATTAAAAGAAATACACAAGTCAAAATCAACATTTTGTAGCTTTGTAGATCCAGAATATGCACAATATGATATCATCTTACCTAGTTTAGATAAAGTTAACATCAGAACTATTGCAGAAGCAAAGAAAAACAAGGCAAAACGCCTATCATTAGCTGATTACGAAGCAAAAAAGGAAAACGGCATAAAAGTAAAACAAGCAGATTGTGAAATTGATTACAGAAAGATGCAAAAAGAAGAACTTATCTTTCGTATCATGACCTATGATCATATACCAGAAGAGCCCGGAAGAAAGAAAAATCCTAAAAGTATAGCAGATACAAAAGAAAAATTAAACTTTCCACCATTTCAACATTACAAATTTGACAACAAAGGAAATTTAGTGTGTGTAGGCAAAAGCCATTGGGAAGGTGGTATGAAAAACGGATTCTTTAGTAAAACACACGGCAAAGCTACAGATAAACTTGCCCGCATGTGGATGAAATTGTGTGACAGATATGCCACAAGAGGTAATGTTCGTGGTTACACATATAATGACGAAATGCGGGGACAAGCAATCCTCCAACTTGCACAGATCGGACTACAGTTTGATGAATCAAAATCTAACAATCCTTTTGCTTATTACACTGCCGCTGTTACTAACTCTTTCGTCCGTGTCATCAACATTGAAAAGCGAAATCAGAACATTCGTGATGACATATTAGAAATGAATGATATGAATCCTAGTTACACCCGACAAATACAGGGAGAATGGGAAGCACAGCAAAAAAGAGAAATTCAAGTAAAAAAGTAGAAAATTTCTCTTGACTTTAGTTATTTTTTAGCGTATACTGTAATAGATTACGGAAGAGGTACATATTTTGTTTAAAAAAGCGGCTGTCTTTACTGACATACACTTCGGTTTGAAGGGTAATAGTAAAGTACACAACGATGACTGTGAAAAATTTATAGATTGGTTTATTGAGCAAGCTCAAGCCAATGGATGCGAAACAGGTATATTCTGCGGAGATTGGCATCACAATCGAAGTAGTCTAAATCTAACTACAATGGATGCTACTATCCGTTCCTTAGAAAAATTAGGAAAAGCGTTTGATAAGTTTTACATGTTTGTGGGTAATCACGATTTGTATTATAAAGATCGCAGAGACGTTAGTAGTACAGAATTTGCAAGACATATTCCAGGTATAACAGTTGTAGATAAATTTACTGAGATTGACGATGTTGCACTTGTTCCTTGGCTTGTAGGTGACGAATGGAAAACTATTGAAAAATGCCAGTCCAAATATATGTTCGGTCATTTTGAACTTCCTAGTTTCTATATGAATGCTATGGTGCAGATGCCCGATCACGGCGATCTAAAAGCAGAACATTTTAAAAATCAAGACTATGTGTTTAGTGGACATTTTCATAAACGTCAAGTAAAAGGTAAAATACACTACATTGGTAATGCGTTTCCTCACAACTATGCAGATGCATGGGACGATGAGCGAGGTATGATGATTCTTGATAGAGAAAATAGTAAAGAACCAGAATATCTAAATTGGGGAGAATGTCCAAAGTACCGCACCGTAAAGTTGTCTCAACTTATTGATGAGCAACAATCCTTAATCAAGCCTAACATGTACCTGCGAGTTACTTTGGATCTTCCTATATCATATGAAGAAGCAAGTTTTATCAAAGAAACTTATATTAGTAATTTTGGATGTAGAGAAATAACACTAATTCCACTCAAACAAGATGAAGAAATATCAACATCGTTGGATATTTCCAAATTTGAAAGCGTTGACGAAATTGTATCTAAAGAAATTAGTGCAATTGATTCTGACAATTTTAACAAAAAGATGCTATTAGACATCTACAACGAGCTATAAATGATTAAGATTAAAGACCTTACAGTAAAAAACTTTATGAGTGTGGGTAACCAGACTCAAGCAGTTGACTTCAATAAGCAACAACTAACTTTAGTCCTTGGCGAAAACTTAGATCAAGGCGGTGATGATGCAGGTTCACGTAACGGTACTGGTAAGACTACTATTATTAATGCATTAAGTTATGCTCTATACGGGTTAGCACTAACAAATATCAAACGCAATAATCTAATTAACAAAACAAACAGTAAAGGTATGTTAGTTACACTCCATTTTGAAAAAGATGGTATTGACTACCGTATCGAGCGCGGTCGTTCTCCTAATATTCTTAAGTTTTATATAAATGACCAAGAACAAGAAATGTTAGATGAGTCTCAAGGCGATAGTAGGCAAACGCAAAAAGATATTGATACACTGTTAGGAATGAGTCATGACATGTTTAAGCACATTGTTGCACTAAACACATATACAGAACCATTTCTTAGTATGCGACAAAACGACCAACGTGCAATAATTGAGCAATTACTTGGTATTACTATACTGTCTGAAAAAGCTGAACTGTTAAAAGAACAAACAAGACAAACACGAGATAGTATAACACAAGAAACACTTAAAATAGAAGCAATACAAACTGCTAACAGTAAAATTGAAAGCACTATTGATAATTTAAAAAGTACTCAACGTGCTTGGATTGCAAAAAGACAACAAGACGAAGATAAACTTGCGAAAGCAATAGATGAATTAGAACATTTAGATATTGATGCTGAACTAGAAGCACACGAAAAATTATCAAATTGGACAGAAATGAATAATGCTATTGTGGCTCTTAATAAAGAAAAAAGCACACTAGAGAGTGCATTACTACGTGCTACAAATTCTGTCGAAAAAGCAGAAAAAGACATCGCAAATCTTGACGATGCTACTTGTTATACTTGTGGTCAAGCACTTCATGATGATAAAAAAGAAGAAATTTTGTCAAGAAAAACTAAAGAATATGACGATGCTGTTGCTTATCAAATGGAGGTTGCAGGTAGACTTGAAGAAGTTCTAGATGATTTAAATGACATTGGTGATATTAACGGTAAACCAAATACTTTTTATGAAACTGCTAAAGAAGCCTACGAACATAGACAAAACGTTGATGGCTTAAAACAATCTTTAAAAACAAAAAAAGAAGAAACTGATCCATACGAAGCACAAATCAAAGATTTAACAGATAGTGCTGTACAAGAAGTTGATTGGAATACTGTAAACGAACTTACAAATTACAAAGAGCATCAGGACTTTTTGTTAAAATTACTTACAAATAAAGACTCATTTATACGTAAGAAAATTATTGATCAGAACTTAGCATATCTAAACAATAGACTTACATATTATCTTGACAAATTAGGCTTACCACATCAAGTAGAATTCCAAAACGATCTAAGTGTAATGATTACACAACTAGGCCAAGACTTAGATTTTGATAATCTGTCGCGTGGCGAACGCAACAGACTTATACTTGGTATGAGTTTTGCATTCCGTGATGTTTGGGAAAGTCTGTATCAAAATATTAATCTTTTGTTTATCGACGAGTTGATAGATAGCGGTATGGACACTTCAGGCGTTGAAGGATCTCTTGCTGTTATTAAGAAAATGGGCAGAGAAAGAGAAAAAAATGTATTCTTAATCTCACACAAAGATGAATTAATAGGTCGTGTTAACCATGTAATGAAAGTTATCAAAGAAAACGGCTTTACTTCATACGAAAACGATATTGATATTGTAGAATGATTGAAGACGACATACACGATCTATTGACTAAAGCATATATGAACTATTTCAAAGCAAACGAAAAGTTTGAAAAAAATAATTCAGTACGCACTCATAGAGAAGCAAGGAAGTGGTTGCGTGAAATACGCACCCTTGCTAAAAAACGTATGGACGAAATACACATAAAGCACACAACAACTAGGCAAACCAAGACCGACATAGGCAAAAAATAGGCTCCGGTAAGTAAGTTCATGCAATGGACTTACAAAGGTAAACAAGTAGATCAAATACCCGATGATATAGAAGGGTTTGTTTACCTAATTACCAATACAACTAATAATAAAAAATACATAGGCAAGAAACTAGCCAAATTCAAAACCACCAAACCACCACTCAAAGGCCGCAAAAACAAACGCAGAGGCAAGAAAGAATCAGATTGGAAAGACTATTGGGGATCCTCTGATAAACTATTAGCAGACGTAGAACAATTAGGCCAAGAAAAATTCACCAGAGAAATACTTTACTATTGCAAATCCAGAGGCGAAATGTCATACTTAGAGGCTAGAGAACAATTTGAACGCCGTGTATTAGAGACGGATGAGTATTATAACGGTATTATTAATGTAAGAGTTGGCGGTTCAAAGATTTTAAGAGAAAATTTAAAGGCACATCAGGACACTGTTTGATCTAGGTTGCTAGATCCACCTTGAGGACATGGACACCCATGTTCAGAATCTGGTGCAGTCCAACAGGCTGTATGCTACGAAAACCCCTTAGCACTAGGAACGAAGCGGGGGATAGCGCATTTTGCGTGATGTCGACGTAGGTTGGGAAAGGTCAGAGCCCAGTAGCATAGTCAAATACCTACTTCCATGTCTCGGCTGGGCGAACTCACATGAAGCTCTTGAGACGACGGGACCGCTACTAGGTTCCGTCTGACTGAAACAATCTACATGAAACGTTAAGTGCTTCGCACTTATTATATACAAATAAATAGTTTGAGCGTAAGCGAAAACTTGTTTCTACGAAGTAGAAACACTTAACAGCATAAATACATACATTAAAGCTAGGAACAAATACATGCGAGTAACAGAAATAACAAGTTCTGATAATTTACAAGAAGCACCTGCTGGATTTATCAAACAAGGACTTAAGAAATTAGGTGCAAAAGCCGCTGGTGCTGTTGGTATGAAAGGCACAGCCGCTGGATTATCTCAAAGTGCTGATACAGGTGATCAAGCAAATCAATTAAAAGTAGATCTTAAAGGGTATTTAGGTGGCATTGGTGGTAATATTAAACAATTAGATGCACAAGATCTTAAGGCATTCCTAGCAAGCAAAAAAATGCCTACCAACATGGTTCCTGCAACTGGTGTTGTTCCTCCTAAAGATATTGATAACATTTTATTAAAAACAATACAGCAAAGTAAAAAAGCAAAAGGTGCGCCTCCTGTAGGTTCTTCACCTAGCGGTACTGCATCTGCTCCTGGCGGAGCTCCTGCTGACGCAGGCGGAGGGCAACAATCACAGGGTGGTGGAACTGCACCTGAACCTAATACTGCAAACGCTGATAATACCGGAAAAGTAATTCCAATGAAAAAACCTGGAGCTCAAGGTGGAGCAACTGAGATTCCACCAAATATACAAAAACAATTAGATGCATTATCACCTACAGAAAAACAAGTATTGGCAGGACTAATATAATGAAACTAACAGAAGTAACAGCATACAAATCTAAAACAGCAACTATCTTAAAAGAAAGTTATCAAGATCTAACAGAAAGCCAAGTTATCTATCTTAACAGATGGGAAAAAGAATTATGGCCTTTAGTTGAACAGTATGTAGCAGAAGCTTCTGCAACACTAACTCCTGATCAAATCCAAGACATATTTAAAGGTGCAGAAAGCGTAGCAGATGCTAGTGGTGCAAATAAAAATGCACTAGGCAAAGCCGCCGGCGCTGTTGGCGCGGCCGCTAAGTTACCTGTTGATATGGCAAAGGCGGTAGATAAAAAAATTAATGAACTAGGCAAAGCGGCACAAAATGCTGGACCAGTTAAAAATGCAGATCAAAAATTTGAACAACTTAAAAAAGATATTATGTCTAAAAATTCAGACAGTAAGATTGTTCAAGGTATTGTAAAAGTAAGTGATTGGGCAAAAGCAAATCCAGGTAAAGCAAGTATTGCAGTTGGTATCCTAACAGCTATTGCGGCTTTCGCAGGCGGACCAATGGGCGGTGCGGCCGCTGGTTTGATTCTACGTTCTACAAATGAATTATTAAAAGGTGAAAAACTATCTAGCGCAGTTGGTAAGTCAATTAAAACTGCCGCTTACGGTGCTATTGCTGGTTGGGCATTAGACGGACTTGGCGATTGGTTAGAAGGACTACGTATGGATGTAGTTCCATATGATAAAGCACCAGGGCTTACAACATTAGAAGTAGGATTTAAAGACACACTTAGTTATCCAGGATTTGAAAGTGTTAGAGATCTTGGTAGTATGGTTGTTCCAGAAGATCAAGTTGGCGAATTTACAAAACTTCTTAATGCAATGAAAGATGCAACAGCAGGAACAGGTACTACTACGGATCCTGCGGCACTAAATGCGTTTGACGAGTTATGGAATTTTGCAAAAACATTTGACAAAGCAGAGTTTCTTGACAACATGAATCTGCAAAATGATATTGCAAAAAATATTGCTCTTGCTAATGATCAATTCTTACAAAACCTGTCTACAGCAAACGATGCGATTGCGGCAGTTGCACAAGGTAGTATTCAAGGTGCAGGAGAAAAAGGCGCATTTAAAATTGGTGGCGATGAAGTTAAACCAGGTGATATTGTAGACAGCAAAGCAGGCAATAAAAAAGTTGCTGGAGTTGACGGTAAAGCAACAGCAGTTGACCCAACTGATTTAAAAGGTAGAGTTGACATTGCCAATGCGGCAGGTGAATCACTTGACTTTTCAAATGATATGGAAGTGTTGTTTGATGAATGGCTACGTGAAGCACCAAAACTAAGTAACCCGGGCGGACTAGGTGCAAGAATTAAAAGCGGTTTAGGCAAAGCCGCAAGTGCAGTCGGTGGCGCAGTTAAAAAAGGTGCTAAAGAATTAACATCAAATGTAACAGCGGCCAAACTAAATTCACAGTGGAAGAAGATGGGAGAACCTACTGACGCAGGTTCAATTTACAATTTGCTTACATCTTTTGGAATGGATGATGCAATGGTCCAACAAATTGCAACAGGTGCAAAGGTAGAACTTAAACCAGCAGGTGATGCTAAAACAGTAACTACTGCTCCAGGCAAACCAGAAGGTGCTACAGCAACAGGTAATGATTCTGATGCGGCTGTTACACCAGGATCAAATCTACAGCCAGGCGATACATTTGACATTAAAGGCCAAACATATACATGGCGAGGCAAAGTTTGGGATGATCCAAAAAATAAACCTATAAGTATTGCTGATGCGGCTAAATTAGGATTACCTAATCCTAAATGGGAAGCAATTAAAGACTTTGCACAGAAAAATCCAGAAGTAGCTAAACTAATAAAAGATCAATTATTATCTAAAGGTGTAAAACCAGGGACTAAAGATGCTCAAATTGCTAAAACAGCAGGAGCAAAAGGAACTGAAAAACTTAAAGCCGCGGTTTAAAAATACGGTAATTTACTTTCTTTAGTAATTTTCATATTTTCTTCGATGATTTTTGCAATTATTTCTCTATCCATATAGTCAATAGCATACGCTTCGTCAAGCGTTAAGCCACCTCTCATATGCCAACAAAGTTTAAACGTATCATGTTTTACTTGTTTAACCCTGTCGTCTAGGACCTTAACCTCTTGCAAAATACGCTCAAGAGGCCAGGTTAAGATCCTCATGCGAAAAAATTTGATTGATCAAAAACAATCGGCACATCATATGTTGCTGGTGCACCTGCTTTGATTTCTTCCGGTGTACTTTCTACTTTGAAAGGTTTAGTTGTAAATTTATCTTTTAATGCTTCAATATGTTTTTTAATAGCATTGTATACTTTTGCATCAGCATTTTCTACAAACTCTCTAATATGAGCAGGATTCTTTACAGGATCTTCCTCCATATATTGTATTGCATTAATACTGTCACAAATCATATTAATGTTTATATCAGTCATTGCTTTAAAAGAAGTTTGAAACTTAGCAAGTTTTTCTTCAGCCTTCATATCTTCACTGTTAACTGTTTGCAACAAACGCTGTTCTTCAAAAGTTTTCATTGCTACTTGTGTAAAAGTTTTATAAGGCATTGGTTTAATTTGTACTAAAAAATCACCTGCTTGTAAAACATCTTCATATTTTGCTGATTGATATTTGTCTAATAGAGTACGTAAATCTAAATCAAACGCTTTTTCAATCGGCGGAGTTGTGTTTGGAACTTTAGTGTTCATGCTCATTTTTTCACCATAGGTTGCTACTCGAATTGCAATTAATAAGCAATCAAGATCAATACTAGGTGTTTGCCAAGCATCTTTAATATTAGGTACACAACTTTGTAAAACATCTACAGTACTTTGCCCGTTAAGCAATGCATCTGGTGTAGACATAGTTATCTCATCCTTTGCAGTCATTGCATAGATTGGCAACTGGCCGTTTTCAGGATAATCAATTGAACCTTCTTTCCAATACTTTCCCTTACTTGGTAGATCGATATAAATTTTAGGTTGTCTAAAATGTTTCGCAAGAGGGTTTTGGCCTAGAGGTTGTATAGGTTTCATTTCCATATTATCTGACATGTTTATTCTCCTGCTAAATACATAGTGTATCAGCACTCGTATTTATAGGACACAATTAAGTGAGTATATAATAAATGGCAGTAACAATTGACATTCCAGGCGTCGGTAATGTAGAAGCAGTAAATGCGGCTCAAGATTC